ATGAGCGCCAACAAAACCCAGGATCGCGTCGAGATTTACCTGAGCGTGTTAATCGCGGTGGTGGTGATCGCGTTCAGCTTCCTGATACCCTCGGTCTTCTGGTCAGCCGCTAACTTCCAGTCCATTGCCTCGCAAATGCCGATTCTCGGCGTGCTGGCCCTCGCGATGGCGGTGACGATCCTCACCGGGGGGATCAACCTGTCCATCATCGCCACCATGAACGCCTGCGGGCTGGTGATGGCCTGGGTCGCTACCCATTATCCTCCAACCTTCAGCAGCATTCTGCTGGTGATTGCCGCCGGGTTAGTCATGGCCCTGGCGATCGGTTCGGTGATTGGATTTTTGGTTGCCGTGGTGCGGGTCTCGCCGATTTTAGCCACCCTTGGGATCATGACCCTGCTGAAAGGCATTAATATCCTCATCTCCAAAGGTTCGGCGATCTCTAACTTCCCGGACTATATTCTGGTGATTAACAACACCAACATCCTCGGCATCCCGCTGCCGCTGCTGGTCTTTCTGGCGGTGGTGGTCGTACTGTGGGTGATCCTCGAAAAATCCGCCTTCGGGCGCACCCTCTACCTGATCGGCTCTAACGAGCAGGCGACCCACTACTCCGGGATTAACACCCGTAAAACCCTCATCTGGGTCTATGTACTCTCCTCGGTGCTGTGCGTGATCGCCGCCCTGCTGATGATGTCGAAACTCAATTCAGCCAAGGCCTCTTACGGTGAATCTTATCTACTGGTGTCGATTCTGGCGGCTGTACTGGGCGGGGTAAATCCGGATGGAGGCTTCGGTAAAGTCTTTGGCATGGTGATGGCGCTGATCCTGCTCCAGATGCTGGAGAGCGGCCTCAATATTCTGGGCGTGAGCAGCTACATCACCATGGCTCTGTGGGGCGGTTTGCTGTTAGCGTTTATTTTCCTGAAAGGGGCGCAGATCTCGCGTCTGTTTGGTAAACCCTGATTGCCGCTAATTGTGCTCGCTGCGCCGGTTGGTGTGGTCGTCACTGCGCTGTTTGCCCGGATCATCATCCTGCTTATCATGGCGGATGGGATGGCCGTGGCTGTCATAGATGATATCGTCATCGCCCGCAGCCCAGGCGCATGATGCAGCGAATGTCACTAACGCGGTAATCAAGGTCAGTTTGTTCATTTTGAACCTCTCGCGAAATGGTCGTTATTAGCGAGTACTACCTTTTTACAGAATAGTTATCCGTAACGCGAAGCTGGTCGTAAAGAAAGGTGATTAATTCCGGTGAATACGAGGAAAGTTTGAGAGGGCGATGAAATTTCAGGCACAAAAAAACCACCTTTCGGTGGTTTCACGACACTGCTTATTGCTTTGATTATTCTTGTCTTTCCCATGGTAGCCGGAGTGGGACTTGAACCCACACAGCGCGAACGCCGAGGGATTTTAAATCATGCGTGTTGTTGATAATAATCATAGACATACGTCATTTTTTCGCCATTAATCTATGTTTTTTTAGAATGAATAATCAACCAGTTACGATTATCAAAATGTCACAATGGCGAAGCTTTTAGGGACAAAACTTTGCGTAGATCCTTCCAGAAAGCACACCGGCCCCCTTTTTTACACCGGAGATTCATCGTCAACATTCGCACTGTTGATGAAGAACGTCACCCGCCCCATCACTTCAACTTCTTCCGCCGCCTCACCCTCGATCGCTTCACCATCATCACAAATCAGCGCTCTGCCCACGACCCGGGAAAACTGAGTCCGGCCGCCCGATAAAATCAGCAGAACCTGATTCTGTACCAGCCTGGTGCACGGCTCGATCACCGCATAGCCCGATGATGTTTCGAGGACGCGGCTGTCCATGCCGATCCCGCAGATACGCTCCGGTGTTAACCGCTGCTCTACATAGTCTCCCGCCGGTGAAGGAAACCCCATCAGTGAACCCTCCCCATGTTGCGCAGGATCCAGTAGTGATTGTCGGTTCCGTCAGTTGTCTTATCCGTGAAATCTGGCTGATAGCGCTCTATCCACTCGTTGGCGTCGGCCCGGCTGAAATGCCAGTGGACCTTTGCCAGTTCGCGGATAAAGTCTTCAGTGCGCAAGCACCGGTAGCCCTTGGGGTTTAGCTGTATTGCGGCCACAAATGCGGCGTGAATGTCGGAACGGCGGGGCATGATCTGCACTCCTTTTACTGTTTTTATATACAGTAGTTTTAAAGGAGATGCAGATCAATGCGGCGGCGCCTATCAATACCTCCGCCAGGAATTAAAGTGTGGCTACGAAATAAACGACAGCGCATGCCAGCACCGGAACGAGCCAGTCGAGAAGGCTGGGTATGTTCCATGCTCGCCTGTCGAAACCTCCCCACCACGGCATGTTGACCCGCTTGCCACCTCCGAACTGAGCGATCCAGCGATACTCGGCCTGGGTGTGTTCGCGGGCAATGAACCAGATGCAGCCTATCGCCCCTCCCGCGGCCCACTGCCCTGAAACCAGCCCGATAGCGCATTGCACGGCGACAGCAATAAGAGCATGACCAAGAGGTGAAAAATCAGCCATTGTTTGTTCCTTCAAGTAACTCCACGCGCGCAGCCAGGTCTTCGTACTTAGACAGTAGCAGCGAGTAGTTGCGACGCTGGAGTGCAGCTTCCAGAGATAAAGCCTCTTCGTAGCGTATGCCGTAACGGTTGCCTGCTGCTGCTGTGAGAACATCAGTGTATTCTGGCTCGGCGGGAACGGTGATTTCCTCAGTAGAGTCAATTATCTCGACATCGACGTACTCTTCCTCAACCTCTTCTGTTACCACTTCATCGACGTACGGCTGCTGGGGGTGAGGGCTGCCATCTTCCAGTAACACTGGAACCTTCTCCGTCAGTTGAACCTCAACTTCTTCAGTGACTACCCTCTTAACCCGAGCGCCGTCTTCGAGAATCTCATCAACCAGAGTTTCTCTGATCGCTTTAACCATCACCGGACGTTTGACCGTTCTGGTTTTCTTGACTTCAACCTGCAGTTTTATTGGTAGGGTTTTAGTTACCGTCGCACCTTCGTTTGTGCACACTTTCGTGTACTGGTCTTCCCATTCGTCGTAACAAAGAAGTCCCAGCGAGAAGCCGTCGATATCATGAGCTGCGAAAACCTCTTCTACTCGCTGGGCGATGAGTCCGAAGTGCCAGCGCGCACCATCCTCGCCTTTGATGGCCACGGCATCGTCAAATTTAAACCAGGTATTCCAATCAACTACCGCCCAGGCATCCAGAACTTCATCAGGTATTTGCGCCTTGATTGGTTTGTGTCGATCATCGGAGGTGTTGATTGTACCGGTTCCGAAATACGCAGTGCGCCCACGGAACGCAGCCGCACCATAATCATAGGTATTGTCTGTGGATGGTCGCTGATTACATGAATACGTTACAACCCCAGTCACAAAACCAACAGCCCCGGCACCCGCTGTCGCAGACCCGCCAGAGAAGTTAATACGTGAATCGTACGCAGACAGCCCGGAGCTGCGACCTTCTATATAACTCACAGAGGCAGTAGTTGGGCTACCGACCGACACATAAGCTGCAGTATCCTCCATCCTGAGATACTTAGGGGTTAGCTTCATCGTATTGTGGTAGATGATATGGTTGCAGTTTTGCACCCCGGCCAGAGATAGAATTCTGTCTACATTGTCACATTTAACTGAAATGGCTCGGCTATTCGCATCAAATACTTCGCCCCCATTCATATCTCCGAGATACAGCCCTATGTTCCATGCAGGAGATCCAGCTGCGCAGCCTATAGACAAACCGGCGTCTACGTTATTACCCCTCACAGCCCCCTGACCAGCAATTTGAATGCCTGTCCTGATTTCGGCGCTGGCACCAGTGGCTATCTTGACGTTGAATTCACCAGCGGTGACGTTGTAGCCGTACATGGCTCCTGCGTCTAATGAGCCAACAAAATTACACCCAAACCAGCCGCCTTTCGGAGTGCCTGACACCCCTCCATCACCAGTTGCTGAATAGGACATACCGACAAGCCCGACATAGTTCCGATCGGTGTTAGTTGATTCTGTTGCAGCATTCTGGCTCAGCAAGAACTCCCCAGCATGGCGCCCTCCTTTGGTTCCTGCACCACCAAACCGATGAACGACCATCACGCCATCTACTTTCTGTCCTGCGGTGACATCATCAACAGCATTCAGTCGATCATCATCAATGCGGATATAGTTAAATTTTGCCGTGCTGGCGCCAAAATCTGACCCGGTGATCGGCTCTGCAAGATGCACGCCGATACCGCGAGTAGCATCGGCACCAAACTGTTCACCGTTACGCCCTTGCAGAATCGAGAATTTATCTGCTCCTCGCGTCATAACGCCAGGGCCAACCAGACCCGCCCCGCCAGGGGCTGCTAATTGCTGGCGCAGCGCCGCATCACCAACACTGACAAAATGCGCGGAATCGTTAGCCCATGATGTTGCGTCATTACCAGTGGTAGTAAAATCCAGAGGTGTGGCGGCAGTTAATTTGTAAAACTCATTCTGATAACGGATCAGCTGGTTATATTCAGTAATAGTCAGTGGGCCAGCAGTATAATCACCAATAACTTTATACCCGGAACTCTGGATAAAATTATCAAACCGCTGCTGCTGGCTCAGCAACTGAGCTGAAAACGCCTGCTCTATGCCAAACATTGTCGGTCGGCTTCTGCCAAAGCGGTCCTTCCAGAATGCTTTGGTAATATCGTTTACCGCAAAGTCCAGGTTCTGGGCGTTATCAAACAGGTCCTTCGGATCCATTGACCCAATCGGATTATTAGTGGCGTATGTGGTCATGCTCGCTCCGGGCATAAAAAAACCCGCCGAAGCGGGTCAGATAATTTTGATTTGCTGTTAAGCGGCGTCGCCGGGGTAAGTGGCGTCATCGTAGGCATATTTGCCGGGGTGATACTGAATAGCCGTCACCTGGCTGATACCGTCGTTACCAGGGGATATTTCCCCGACCAGCGCGTCATACGGCACACGGACTGATGAGCAGAACAGCAGACGCGGCGGCTCAATGTACGCGTCATTCATCGCCCACAATTCCGGCTCCAGCGCGGCGCTGTACGGCACCGAGATGGTGAAGTCGTCAATGCGTGTCGGCACAACCATTGCCGATGCCCGGCCATCCTGATGGCGGATAATCACCCGTGGGTTTTCAAACGACCAGTCCGGCGTCTCACTGAGCGTCATGGTGATTTTGCTGCTGTCATACTTCATATCGGTAATCAGGCAGCTAAGGGTCTGACTGCCCGGGATATCGTCAGACAGCACAATCCGATCCATGAACTCGTAGCAGAGCGCATCCATTTCCGTTGAGGTGGTGTGCTGCAGGCGCTGCAGCTGGTAGCCCAGCAACCGGCGCATGCCGATGCGGTAGGCGCGGTCCTCATCCAGAACACCATCCAGCGTGTAGCTCTCGATTTTCACCGGTGTTGGATTGCCTGGCAGGCGGCACTGCACCGTTTCCTCTGCCCAGGTGGTGCCGTTGATATAAGTCACGTCCACCCCGTCGTAATCATCCTGACTCGGCGCCTTAAACGCGGTCTGGAGTTCCTCGGTGGTTTCCTGCGGGGTGATCATCCCGACCCAGGGTTTAATCCCTTCCCTGCCGGCCGACGCCAGCCCGTCAGACAACAGGAAATACCCCATCCCGGCGTTGGTTATTTTCTGCAGCACCTCGAGCGCTGATTTGCTCTCGCCGCTCGCCCAGTCGAACCTCTCACCGCGTGGCGTCCAGTAGGTTTGTTCCAGCGCGTCAATCGCTGCCGTATCAATCTGGCTGGCCGTGAACCCCAGCGAATCCAGAACATGATAAAGCGCCCCGCTGATGCTCCGCGCCGTTCTGCCACCGCTGTAAATCCGGGTTGGCGTGACGCTAATCCGGCGATCGGACATGGCCGCCAGGCGGTTCCCTGTGCGCACGGTCAGCGCCATGGTGGTGACGCCATCGTACTTAGTTGGGCGTTTGCTCAGCCGTGAGCGCAGCGCCTGCCAGAATACCTGGTCACGTGTGCTGCCACCCTTAACCGGTTCGGTGCGGCGCATCCGGATCTCGTACTGGCCAGGCGATACGCTGTAGCGATGCGTAAACCCGATCTGGTTTTCGGTGCTGCGTGAATAGAACGGAGACTGCTGCTGCCAGGCAGTGGTGCCAACCTTGCGATACTGGATCACCAGGCGCACCGGCATGGAACGCTTATTCCCCTGGTCGGTGTAACGCACCAGGCCGCTCTGGAAGTTGATGTTCACCTCGAATGCGTCCAGGGTTTCACCATCGGGGCATGCCAGGAATGGGCCAACCCATTCGTAATCGTCGCTGACACCCGTCACGGTGGCATCCAGCAGTGTGCGCTCAGTGAAGCCAGGCCACGATGGGTCAGGTGTGGTAATAGTCTCACCACCCGGTCCGGTGGTGACCGTAAGCCGCTCCACGGTTACCGTCTGGCTGTCCACATCGGTGATTCGGAACTGATTCCCGGCCAGCCCCAGAGAAAAGCGCTGAATGCCCTCCGGCAGTCCGGTAAATGGCGTGCCGGTGGCGCTGTTGTAGGCCAGGGTGATGTGCGCCCTTACCTGCGCCGTGCCGCCCGTAGATTTCACGCCAGCCGTATTGACCGGAGCATCACCGAACACAGCAACGGGCAACGGGCTGTTGGTGATTGATCCGCCAGCATAAGGACTGCTGGCCTCGCCGACTTCCAGACGCCCACTATTATCGCGCGCGACCAGGCCGGAACCAGAGAGCTGGGCGGTGATCGAGGAAACCAGACCCGACATGGTCACGTAGTTGGTCACCAGTGATACAGGATAGGTCGTGCCCTGCCAGCTGATGCTGAACGTCACAGGCGTGCTGCTGAAATCGTAGGTCGTCGGCGCTGCACTGGCGGTGATTCTGGCGGCGCTACCGCCTACCCCCGGGACCGCCGGAACGCCAGGGGCGTAGCTGGCGATCACCAGATCGTAGTCGTTGCCGTTATAGTTCAGGGATACCGCCATGCCGACCACTGGTGCCAGCTCCTCTACCCCGCCATAAATCACGCTGTAACCGCCGGACGACACCACTGTATAAGAGTTTGGGGCCAGCACGGTGATGACTGTTCCAACCGTCCACGACGGCGGGATCTCCTCATCGCCAGACGACGATACGTCAACCAACGTGATGGAGTTTCCGGACACGACCAGCGCATCCGCGATAATACTGACCGTCTCCGGGCCGCTTGAGCCCAGGTCCAGCCCGGCGGTACCGGAGCCGGTATTGCCGACCTCTGGTGAGTTGAACCAGTTTTCGGTACGCGTGTCGCCGGATACTGTCGCGCCTGGCGGGTAGATGGTGTAACGCACGTCTGTACCGAACGCGGAGATTGGCGTGTTTCCGATCCGGATATCGGACTGGTTAATCACCATATCGCCGACACCCACGCACAGGAACATGCTGGTTTCCATACTGGTCTCGTTGACGAACCGGCTCACCGGCTGCACGACGTAATCAGGCCAGACGCGATATTTGCCGAAGATTTCCCGGATTGGGTCACCAAGTTTCGCAGCGTTCGCTTTGGCCGGGTTGAGGTCAATCTGGTCGCCGCTGGCTGCCTTGGCACCGCCGCCACCCGCCTGTGACATTGTGCTCATCATGTAGATGCTGTACGCAGCAGAGGCGACAGCTACGCTGACAGCAACCCACAGCGCGATTTCCGCACCGGTACCGTATGGCACCGGATACATCCTGACGTCTGTTTCTCGCTTGATAACGCACAGTGGCCACTCTGCTGGCGGGACGGGAACACCGTCGATTTCAACCGCGACCGGGTGATGCTGATCCGGCGCCCAGTCCTTCACGCTCCGCGCAAACCAGGCACTGAGGGTCATCGTTTCGTGTTCGTGCTTTTCCAGCGGCTCGCCGGGCAGTCGGGACGGATAGATTCGGATCGTCACTGGTAATACTCCACGCGGACAAAGCGGCGCGCAAACCGCGCCAGCGGCAGAAAGGTTACGTTAGTGCGGGGATTGCACTCGGCAGCGCACAACTGGCCGTCAATCTCGACCACGATGGCAACGTGTGTCACCACAGAACCGGAATAACAGGCGATACCCGCGCCCGGTGACGGCTCGCATCGAGAAAGGCCAGCCATCAGCCCGCGCGCCTCCCGGTCGAGGCCGTTACCATCCTTCGTGACTCCGGCGAAATCAGGCCACGCCGCCAGGCCAAGATCGCGCCTGATTTCGTTGACGATGCCAAAGCAGTCCAGCGCGGGATAATCGCGCCCGCCCTTCAGCCACTCGACAGAACGGTATTTATCGGGGTTAAACCGACCGTCTTTGCAGGATGAATTCATTGTCGAGACGCTTGATAAGCTCATCATTTGACTCCTTAATCATCTTCTCTGCCTCTGATCGGGTGATGAGATCGGGCTGGTTGTGGCATTCATGGTGGATATCGAGAAGATGCGCTGACGCCAGCGGGTTGCCGGTGTTGTATTTGTCCATAATGATTTCCTACTGGAGATAGCGGAGGCCCGGGAAGTTCGGCAGCGTGTAGCGGTAGCGCGGCCATGCGGTATCGAGAATATTCATGTAGCCAGCGGTGATCTGCACCTCCGTCGCGGTCCAGTACCCTTCTTTAATCGCCAGGGTAAACGGCGGCGTAGCGGGTGCGGAAAGGTCGGTCGAGACATACCGTCGGAAAGTCATGCTGGCATCGCTGAGGCTGTCAAGCGCGTTGCGGATCGCCGTTGAAACCACGCCGTCGATATTGCTGATGGCGAATTTCAGATCCTGGGTGCCGTCAGAATTTCGCGCCGGCAGCGCCACATCGATGGCAGACCCAAGGAATGTTGCCTGAGCACCATTCTCCAGCGTGACGGTAATGTCATCCCAGCCGCGGGTAAGCCAGTAATCTTGGCCGCCAACGATGATCTGCAGTGTGTCGATGATGGCCTCGTCACCACCGCTGGCATAAAGCCTGTTCAGAACTGGACTGGTCATGCTTCAGGCCACTCCCTGTTTAACGCCAGATCGATAATATCGCTGCCGGCCACCAGTTCCGGGAAATTGCCCCACCCTGGTGGCAGCAGCGGTCGCTCCCATAGTTCCAGTTGCGCGCTGTAGCGCCAGTATTTTGGTGAAACCAGCGTCGGTCCCTCATATATGTCGGTGAACCTGCATTTATAGGATTGCTGGCAACCCAGCGGCGTTTGCAGCCTCATCAAAAACCAGGCGGCACCATCCGTAAGTGCATCACGAAACCAGGCTTCAAATAGCTGAGCCTGGTTGTGCTTCGTGAAAATCCAGTTCACGGTTGCGATAGTTGGTGTTGACGTATACTTGCGGCGCTGCCGGGCGCGACCAGATGTTGTTTCAGTTCGCTGTAGAGGACTGACAGGTTTGAAACCATAACCATCCTGCAATGGCATCGGCAGGTAATCGTGTGGGTATAAAATGTCAGGCACGTGATCACTCCTTCCTGGTCCGGCCATAAAATCCATTTAAGGCCCTGCCAAACTCATTAGTTGGCTTTACCACCTGAGCCGCCATTTCCTTACGGATCGATATCACCAATTGACGGTTTCGCTGGTCGATAGCTTCCAGCGTTGCGTCATCGGGTTTTCCGGTAAATGAATTCTGGATATGAACGGCTCCTCCAGCCGAGGCCTGCCGGGACTGCTGCACCCTTTCCAGGGTCGCATCGAGCTTGGCAGAGGTGCTGGCTGTTACCACTCGCTCCCCTTTCTGCAACAACCAGGTCCCTGTTTCCGGTACCCGGTCAATGCCATCATGAGCCATACCGGCTAGCGACTGTCCGGCTATCAAAGCCACTGACGCGTAACCAACGGCGCGGATTGCTGTGGCCGCCGGGATCCCCATAATCAGGCCGCCTTCCGCCATAGCCTTGGTTGCTGCCAGTTCGGTGTTGATCACGGCCTGTGCCATTGCCGCCGCCTTGCTGGCAATAAAAAGGGTCTTATAGGCAAGACTCCCCTCCTGTCCGATTCCCTGTAGCAGCTGCGCCGACTGGCCAGCGAGGTCTGAGAACATAGAAAGGCTGGCAGATGTGTATCCAGCTTGTATATCCTGTAATTGCGAAGCATTTGTCTTGTTAATTTCAGCGACACGATCAGCGTAGGTTTGCTCATTAATCTCCTTCTGGTCGAGCAACTCTTTCTGCATCTCAAGCTGAGTTTCATGCCACTTTTCCAGTTCTTTTTGCGCATCAGCCACACGAATAAGTTCGCCGCTGGCACCGCCGACAGATGAATCAATACCACCGAACTTCGGAGCTTCCTGAACCGATGCTTTTGATATCCGCTCCATTGTCTTGCGGTATTCTTCAGTCGCAGGTGCAGCCTCTCGCAGCAGTTTAATGCGTTCACGAGTGGTATTTAGCAGCGCCTCCTCGGGCTTCAGCAGTTCTTGATTCAGGGATTTAAGGCGTTCGACAGCATTAAGATGATCAAGCGCGGCGGAGTTGCGCAGAAGCTCTGTCTTCTGCGTTTCAGACAAAGCCCCCAGCTCACCCTGGGTTACCTGATATTTGGTTTTAGCGAGCTCCGTACTCTGGCCAGCAAGCGCGAGCTGTTCCTGCTGCTGGCTAATGAGGCGCTTGTAAGACTCCTCGAGTTTCTCCGATGTCTTTTGCTCATCAGATTTGGGCATTTTTTTCTGAGGTTTGTTGGCCTCATTATTTCGCCATTCCGCAAGACCGTTATTAATCAACTCCTGACGGCCTGTCTGGAATTGAGGGTCACTGGTTAATCCCAGATCATCGGCGGCATAACTCAGCCGTAAACGTTCTTTGGCCTCACCTTTAAGGCGTGACAACTCCAGATCCCGGCGGCTCTTTTCAAGGGCATCGGTTTGCTTTTTGTCGAGATCGGCCTGAGGAAGTCTGAGTGGAACGTTAGCCAACCCCTGACGGGCCATTAGGAGTTGATTACCCAGCCCCAGAAGTTTATTAAATTCAGTATGCTGACCATTCATCATGATCATCGACTGGTAGACTGCATTCTGTCGCCATGCTTGTTCGCGTATTAAATCGTTACGGCGGCGCTCTATTTCTTCGAGAGTCTGCTGAATGCCGCGAGACTTATCTCGCATGTCATTTAACTTCCCCTCTTCAACGGCAAGCTGATCCGTAACTATCGCTATGGCTCTCAGGATATTTGCATCGTTTTCGCTGGTTATGCCGGGCTTTCCGCGAGATGCATTTAAACCGTCGATTTGAATTTTCAGCTCACCAACCTTTTTGGCTTGCTCACCAACCAGGCGATTTTGCTCTACCAGAGCACCAACAGTTCTTCCCCTGTTGTCGTCTGTTTCAGACAAAGACATGCGAGAAGTTTTTTCTCGTATTTCGTCGATTTGACTGGCGTACTCCTGGGCAGAGCGACGGGCCTGCTCCTGGTTTTGATACATCGCATACCAGGCACCAGCACCTAACATTACCAAGCCTGGAACTCCGCCGATGAGACTAAGTGCGCCGCTCATCAGGCGAGTACCAACAGATGTGACACTATTGAGATTGCTTTGGGTAGTTACACGGTTTGCAAGGTTCCGGTCTCTGGCGGCCTCGGCAGAAGCCAGGCGTCTTTCAGCAATAGCCTGCGCATCGGCGTTTTTAGCTGCCACCAGCCCTGCCTGCGCACGCTCAAGCGCTGTTCTGGCTCTGACTTTCTCTGTGGCAGAACCGCTGGTTAAAGCGGTCGTCAGCCTGGCCTGGGCTGCAGTGACTTTTGCTTCTGCCGCAGCAATTTTCTCTTGCTGAGCGGCCTGAACATCTGCGCTACGCGACCTTTGCACAGCTTGCTGGGCTCGATAAACTTCTACCCTTGAGGCGGCAACGGCAGACTGTGCAGCCTTATCCTGTGCCACTGCAAGAGCAACCTCTGACTTAGCCGCAGAAATTAGCGCGCCGGTTGCGCTCGTAGCGCTGGTCACCACCCCGCTGAGATATTTCGCTAGGCCAACACCAACAAGTGCACCCGCAACTGTTGTTATCGTAGCCATATTGTCGGCAACATCACTCAATGCGCCACTTACTGCCGATGAGGTAAATGAATCAAGCGTCCGGGCAACTCCGTCCAGGCCCCCAGACAGCGCATCGGTAGCACCAGTAGCCTGATTGACACCTCCAACCCAGGCCATAAACGAGTTGGTGACTTTTTGCAGAGATCCGGAAACAGTTTGTGGCATGCTGGCAAACTCACCCTGTAATGAGTCCAGCTGGCTCATAAGTGCAGGAACAACCTTATCAATAGTAAGTTGCCCCTGGTCAGCCATGCTCTTCAGGTCTTTACGGGCCACGCCCATTCCGGCGGCAAGTGCGCGGATGACACGATCACCTGCTTCGTTAACGGCGTTAAATTCTTCACCGCGTAGAACGCCCTGCGCCAGCGCCTGGCTGAACTGAGTGATAACAGAACTTGCTTCCTGGGTGTTTGCTCCTGAAAGTTTGAGGCCGGTTGAAACAGCCTCGGTAATTTTCAGGACTTCATCAGAGCTATACCCGTATTCGCGCATGGAAGCTGCTGCGCGTGAAAAAAGGTTTGCGTTATCGGAAAATGCCGTTCCGGTTCGCTGGCTGATTTCCATTAACTGGCGCTGAGAGACTGCAAAATCATCAGCAGAAGAAGATGCCTGCTTAAGGCGGGCATTTACAGAATTCCACTCATCTGCGATCTGCACAAGTTTGCCAGTCGCAAAAGCTGCCGTAGCGGCGGCAGCAGCCCTTCCTGCCGATGCAAAACCATCAGTAAGATCGGATAATGCTCTTTCGCTTTCACGCGATGCTGCTGCGGCCTGCCGACCGCCATTTTGCATGGTACGGTAATAGTCTTGCCCCATACGTGAAGCACGGGAAATTTCCGTCTGGAATGATTGCGAGTTAGCGGAAATTTTGATTATTAACTCACGTAATGTTGCCATCAATTTTCTCCAGGCGAAAAAAAACCTGCTAAGCAGGCTTTTTGGTTTTATATTAACGTTCCGGGTTGTCTAAAAAATCTCTCAGTGCTTGCGACTTATTGCAGGACTCTTTATTAACCGTCATGCCCATTTCTTTTTGTTTCTGACAGAAATAGAAATAATCATCGTTTGTTTTTATGTATCCCATGAATTTATAAAACGCTTTACTACAAAGAGCAGGGTTAGCATGGTCAGAGCAAACCGTAGATGTATAACTCTCTAGCTCGCTTGGTTCTAATGGGGTCAATGTTTGAGTCGCGTTTGATATACAACTAAAACCAGAAAATAATATAAATAGGACTAACTTTTTCATTTAATTTACCAAATTACATAAAAAATCGATCCTATTCTTTTATGATTGATTTGTCACTGCGTCGCGGCAGTAAGTGCAGCCTCAAGCCCGGCAAACGGGTCTTCAGGTGCTGATAGTTCCTCATCACCCCAGCGCAGGATTGCATCTTCCAGCGGCACTTTGACCCCCTGAGAACCATAAACGGCAGAGACTATCTGGGCGGCCTGAATGTCACTGCGAATATCGCCAACCGGACTTTGCCTGTCGAACTCAATCCACATCAGAAGCTCGCTCGCCGTCATGTTCTGCCGAAGCTCTGAAAGCGTGCGCCCCATGCGGAGCGCAAGCGACATCAGGAACTTTACGCCGGGGGTTGCGACTTTTCCCGCGCTTCTTCCGCGTTATTAATGAGGTCCAGCGCCTGTTTCAGCAGACGGGAATGAACGGGGCCGTAAATTTCACGCACCTGCTCTTCTTCATCGACGCTGAATACCGGTTGCTTATCGGTGTCGCACAGGACGTCAATGAAGAGAACCACGTCAGCGCAAAGATTACGGTGGGCCTTTTCAGATACCGACACATTTTCATCGTCAGCACCGACTTTCACTACTTCCTGCCAGCGCAGCCAGGCTTCGCCAGACGGCTCACGAAGAACAACTTCGACGCCTTCCCACTCAGGAACCGCCACCGTCTTATGACGAAAGCCTGACATCTTCGCCATGGCTAATTTTTTCAGATTTTGCGACATCTGTTATGCATGCCGGGCCAACCCGGCATCTCCATTAATTGACGGTGAGGGTACAAGTTGATGATGTAATTGTCTTAACCGGGACAGAAGAATCAGTGACCACGCAGGTGTAATCTCCCGCATCACCCGAAACAGCGCTGGATTTATTGAATGTGTCAGATGTTTGCCCACTGATGGTGACACCACCTTTCTTCCAGGCATAGCTGTAGGGAAGTTTACCGCCAGCGGCGGCGACCGCCATACTGATCGGTGCCCCAACCGCTACAGATTGTGCGGCGGGCAAATCAGTGGTCAGTTTAAGGGCCGGGTCAATCGGTACCGGCTTCCCTTTCAGACGCAGGGAGAACGTTGCCGCCACTACGCCATTAGTACCGGAAGACCAGGTATGCTGACGAACTTCGGCAAGGAACTTAAAGCCATTGCCAGACGGGAAGATGATCTGGAAGCCATAAACTGTGTCGTTGTCATACGCATCACGCAACGCATCCTGCGCAGCATTACGGTAAAAGTTACCTGACAGTGATATCTCCGAAGGGGCCGGGAGGCCATTGACGTTCTCCTGCTCAGTGGAGCATAGCGTGGTGACGTCAATATCCTGTTTTTGCCCGCCGGTGAACTGAGCTTCTTTGAGAGTGCAGCTCAGATCGAGATAGACAGCGGCTTCCATTGCGTCTCTGGTCGTCGGCAGTGACGAAATAAGGATTTTAGTCAGCTGCGATTTTTCATAATACGAGGACATAGTGATCTCCGGATATAAAAAAAGCCGCCCGCAGGCGGCAGAGTTAATATGAAGGGTGGCTTTATTGCCAGATCTGAACTTCAAGCGTGGCCCGGTAAAGTCCGGTGTCAGGCTCGTAGCCGTTGATCTCGTTCAGACCGACAGGATGCAGACCGGCCAGAGCAGCTTTAGCCTGATCACGCAGCTCCCGGGCGTCATCAATGGACGAAGCCCATGCATCAACCTGAACCGTGCTTGCTGTTTCTGCCGGTCCGGAAAATACATCTTCACTGGCTGCGGAAGGCAACAGGTAGATCACCCATGGTGCAGAGGTTCCCTGTGGCGCCACGTACGGAAAGACGTTACCACCTGCCAGCGCTCTGAGGCGTGGATAGATATCGGCTTCAGTCATTTCGCCAGCACCTCATCAATGGCCTGATTCATGCGGGCCAGCGCTGCCTGCGTAGCCTCTTCCTGCCGGGTATCGAATGCCGGGCGAATGAAGGGGTGCGCAGGCATATTCGATGTACCGAGCTCAACGAAGCGCCAGTAAAAAGCGTTGCGCGGATTGCTGGCCTTCATTTTGTTGTCGCTGTTGCCGGTGTCCGGGTTAACGCCCCGGATATGCACGCCGGAAGCGATTTCGCCGCGGCGGCGACCCTTTTGGGTCACCACCACCACGTTTTTTTTCAGTTTCCCGGTAAGGACGGGCGCACGATCTTCTACCTCCTGTCGCAGAACTTCTGCACCAGCACGTGTGGCATCGCGCAGAACCTTATTATTTTCAGCCCTGCTGAGCGTCTCAAGATCCTTCGCGATATCGACCAGACCGGAAAAATCAAGACTTGTTGAAATCACTTTTTTACCCCCTTCTCGCAAAGCAATTCGAGCCTGGTGCCGTTCTCTGCTGAGATAGCCGACTTAATGTCATATATCTCACCGCCTCCGGTAGGCGGCAGATGAACGGCTCGCCATCCCGTGGTTACGGGAATGCCTGGATAACGACGCATCCATATCCGGGTTGTGGTGCTGCTCAACTCTGCGCCGCCGTCCATCATCTCCCGGCCCGATACATCCGCGACTTCTGCGCGAAACGAAGCAACATCCACCCAGCCGGTTGCAGGCTGTCCGGACGGTAGTCGCCCGGTTGCGGGTTTCTGAAGGGTAACCCTGTGCCGCAGACGTCCCGCTTTCATAGGCCATAAATCCGGTAGGGTTGAAGGAGTGCTTCAGTAGAGAAGGCCAGCGCAGATGTCGTGCTGCCGGTGCTGACCGTTTCACGGTTGGTGTACCAGTGGGCAATCAGCATAAGCATAGCCATTTCGATATCTTCGCCATAAAGCAGCGCGTCGGGATCGGCCATATAAAGTGGATCATCAGCCTTTTCATAAAGACGTCGGCGGGTCCATTTTTCAACGTAGCGTTCCGCGGCTTTTATGCCCGTATCGATCCAGGCATCGTCTTCCGTGAAGTCCTGTTCGATATTGCAGTGATGCTTCACCTGCTCTTTAGTCAGCATGCCCGCTCCTTATTTGGCCTTGGCATTCCCTTTCGGCTTTTGCTCTTTATCAGGATCCGGCTTCTTCTCGCCAGGCTCCTTAGCGTAACCGCTTGCCAGAAGGTCGCGGCCGTGTTGTTCCAGCGTCTCAAACTCGGTGCCTTCAGTAAGCACGTTGCCTTCAAAGTAGATGGGCTTGATGGCGATCAGCTTCATGGCTGTCTCCTTAAAGGAAAAAAGAAAAGCGGCCCGCAGGCCGCCATTAAGGATTACGCACCGCCACCTGTAGCAGGCGCAGTGAAGGCTCCGTAAATAAACGCTTCCGGCCGTTTCACCGCCAGCGCCAGGCGCTCTTCGCAACGAATCGAGATCATGTTCTTCTCGAAGTCGTCGGCGTTCTCGGTGGAGATAACCACGTTGGCATCTTCACGATCGAACAGCTGCGCCGCGGCGTTAAACGCACCGGTCAGGAACTTGCCCTGGAATGCTGCGGCCTCAGTGGCCACAACCGGCAGGCCCCAGAGAGTAGGGCCGGTCAGCGCCGCCGGGTTCGCCAGAATGTAGCGACCCAGCGTGTCTTTGGTGAGCTCAATCTTCGCCCAGTCGATGAAGTGCAGGACGTGGCCGGAAGCCGGGAAGCGGGCCAGCTGCGCCTGCAGCATTGCGAGGCGCAGATCATCGATGCCGTTCTGCTGCTCAACGGTAAAGGCAGCGTCATAAGCAGACGCCTGCGGGACGATGCCTTTCAGGTGCGCGCCGGTACCATCGCCGAAGAGAATCTCCTGCTCTTCGACATATTTCAGGCCGTAACGCATTTCAGCGTCGATAGTGGACTGCAGCTGTGCAAAATCATCCAGGATCTGTTTGGACGCTTTGAACATATGCGCGATGGTGGTCACCGGCGTAATCTGCGTGGCGAACTGGATATCGCTGTACGGTTTGGCGGTGCCTTCAGGCACAACCTTCGCCGCATTGGTGAATCCGGTCTGCTGCACCCAGAAGATGGCTGGCGCCGAGGTGCGGCCCGGAGCAATCAGATCGCGGATGAAAAGGCGCTGTTTCGGTGCGGTGTCGATACCCGGCAGGCGCTGCGGTTCAACCACGCCGGTGGCGACATCCGTGGAAATCAACGCGGCGTTCACAGGCACGCTGACGCGCTTACCGCCTTCCACGCTTGCCGCGAATGCTTTCAGTGCTTCGCTGCTGATAACGGTCTGGCCAACGGTCTCGATCACCTTTGCAGCATTCGCCAGCGGCATCTGAGCAACCTGCTGCTCAAGTTCGCCGAGCGCCGCCTTAAGCGTTTTCTCAGCATCTTTCAGGGCATTAAATTCCACTGCCATTTTGTCGACAGTATCTTTGGTTGCCGCTGACAGCTCGCCATTTTTCTTAGCTTCTTTCAGAGCTTCTTCTGCCTTGGCATTGAATTTGCCGGTCGCCTCTTCAATGCTGGCGCTGACTTTTTTCAGAATCTCATTTACATCAGACATAACATCTCCGTTTTACTGGGCAGCCGCTTTCAGGCCGCTGAGCGCGGCTTCCAGTCGGTCAATAGTTTCGTTTTCGATGGTGGCAGCGCTCGGCGTACCTTCAGGGGTGGCAGCAGCGCCTGGCTTGCTGCCGGATAAGGCTTTAAGGAGTTTTCGCCGCTCCGATCGCGGCGTACTGGTTTTGGCCAGCAGGGCATCAATTTTGCGCAGCGCCGCTGCCGGGCTGTCGTCGTCGTCAGCAATTTCATCAGCTGAGAGGAGGCTGTCAGCAAAGCCCTTTTCCACCGCTTCGCTGCCGCCGATATAGGTTTCGCCGTCCATCATTGCATCGACGGTGTCGGCATCAAGACCGCTGCGCGCCTGGTAGATATCGCTCATCGCTTTATCAAACGGCTCCATATCCGTAGCGATCTGCGCCAGGTCGTGGCGATTGCCCATGGCATAGACCCAGCAGTTATGGATCATCAGGAAAGCGCCTCGTCCGATCTGCACGTCATCACCGGCCATCGCGATAATCGATGCTGCCGATGCCGCCAGGCCAAGCACCTTCACGGTTACTTTGCCGTCGTATTCTCGCAGCAGGTTGTATATGGCCAGCCCCTCGAACATGTCGCCGCCGGGGCTGTTGATGTTAACCGTCACGTCAGCACCACCGAGCGAGCGCAACGCACCCGCAATGCGGCTGGCCGTTACACCTTCTCCCCAGTAATCAGCGCCGATCACGTCGAAAATGGAAATGCTGTTGTCACCTTCGCGGGCGGCGCGGATGCCACCGTTCCAGCGCTCCATTGCCGCAGCCGGCAGATCAGGTTTTTCGCGCGCAAAAGGCCGCCCCTCCGGCGCAGCCGGAAGGCTTTTAATGGTCATGGATGCTCCTAAGCCGCTTTCTTCAGCGGTGACTGTTCGAAGGGAATATCAGGGAATACGTGGTTATGGACCTGCCGCAGCGCGAATGCCTGTGCAGCCTGGCTGTTCTGCTTAAGATCATCGAGTGGGGTCAGGTTGAGCTGCACCGTGTAAATATCGCCGCCCTCGATAGGTGGCATATTCTCCAGACGGCGCACGTCGTTGCGGGACATCCAGCCGTTCTGCAGCGCACTGGTGTAGTACGCCGCCCGGCCAGCGCTGTCTGCGCGCAGCAGGCCTTCTACCGAGAACTCGGCAAAGAGGTCCTCTTCACCGTTCAGCAGGCAGCGGGAGATCTCCTGCTCAATATTCACCAGCAGCGGGCGCAGCGTATGCGTCAGGAACTGGAGGTTCATTCCCTCGAGGCTCGACGCCCAGCTGCTTTGCTTTGATGTATGCCCGACCATAAACGGCGGCACGCGGAACCAGCGGCAAATTTCCTCAATACTGAATGAGCGACTTTCCAGCATCTGAGCATCTTCAGGGTTCATGGTGACCCCCTGATATTTCAGGCCGCCCTCAAGCACCATGATTTTTCCGGCGTTTTTGGAACCGGTAAACTTCGCCATATAACCGCGAAGTCTTTCCCGCTGATCTTCGTCCAGCGCATTGTCCGATGAGAGAAACCCGGAGCTTTGCAGGCCCTGTTCAAAAATCTTTGCAGCAGATTCTTCAACCGCCATCGCGGAGCCGATTACATCCCGACCCGTCCTCATCGGCATCATGCCGCAGACACCATCGAGGCCGAACCCACGGATGTGCATCAGGTTCTTTTCGGGAATAACGCGTTTCTTGCCATCCTCGGTGTACGTGTATTCCAGCCGCCCGGTATCAAGCCGCTTCACCACCATGTTCTGGGGCAGCAGTGGCACCAGCGACACCAGCTTGCTGCCGATAAACAGCTTCTCGACAAAGGCATTTCCGCGCAGGCAGATGCTGGCCACCACCATCAACATAAAGCGCGACGGCGTCATTTCCAGATTCGGACGGCGACAAAGCACCTGGTATACCGGATGGTTCTGCGCCAGCTTGCGCGAGCCATCAGCCTGTCGGGTATAAATCTTTACCGGCAGCGTGGACACCGACTCGCTCAGGAGCCGGACGCAGGCCCAGACGGCCGAAAGCTGGATCGCCTTATCTGCCGTGACCACCTTGCCGCTGCTGCTCGTGCCATACCACTCCTGCCAGAACGTTCCGGTAGTCAGGCTGATGGGCACGCCCAGCCAGTTGAGCAAGGCGCTTTTTACCTTGCCCGGCTGCTTACTTTTCTTCATCAGAAACCTACCATGATGGGGTTGTCAAAGAATCCACTCAGGTCCTGCTGGTCGTTGCCACCGTTAACAAGCAGACGGCTCATTGCGGTAAACAGCGCCGCCGGGCCGTCAATCTTGGCTTCCGGGGTCGATTTGTTGGGGAAGATATTGTCATTACGATCCGGCCGAACCGTCACATTCGACATCATCCAGTTCATCACCGGGTGATTGCTGTGATGGAGCCGTCCACCGTAAACCAGCGCCTCGACTTCCTTCATGGCTTCGGAGAAGTTACGGACCGTCTGTGGAACCTCCACCAGAGGCAGGCCTTCCTCGGCAAGCGCCAGGCTGAACTGCGTGGCACTCCACGGGTCAAAACCGATTTCTTTCAGGCTTTCACCGGCCACCCACGCCTGAAGTTCTTCCTTGATCTGTGCGTGGTCTATCACATCCCCGTCGGTCAGGATGAGCTTGTCCAGTTCCGCCCATTTGCGGTAGAGCTCGGCCATCTGCCGGGAACACTTCTCAAGCCGCCCTTCCGGCAGCCAGAATTTAAAGTCAGTGTGAACGTGCCCGTCGGGAGAACGCCAGGCTTTTACCGCGGCGCAGATATCGATTTTGTTCGCCAGATCGACCCCCACCCAGAGCGGATAGGTTTTCAGTTCATGTGCCGGCGCGATGAGTTCGCATTTTTCCCACTTCAGCATGTCCATCCAGGAAGACTCCGCCGTAACCCAGATATTCATGTGTTTGGTGAAAAAGTTAACGCGGGCGGACACCTGCTCTTTGGCCTTCTTCGCCAGGCGACGCAGATCGTCCCAGCGCTTGCAGATGCCGAGGCCCGGATTCGCCTTCTGCCAGACCGTTTCATCGAAAGGGTCGTCGCCTTCGTCCAGGGTGTAGATGATGGCAAAGAAGGTATCGTCCTTAACCGCTCCTTCCACATCGCTGTTGAAACCGCGCAGTACCTTGATGGCATAATCGCGCAGCTCATAGCAGATGCCTTCTTTATTAAAGCCGGCGGTGGTAATGCCGAACAGCAGCGACTGCAGGCGCGCACCGGTTGCTGTCTCCAGCACGTCCCAGACGTCACGAGTTTTATGGGCGTGCAGCTCGTCGACAATGCCGCAGTGGATGTTCAGGCCGTCCAGGTTGTTCGCGTCGCTGGAAAGGGGCTCGAACTTCGACGCGCTCTGCTCCTGGTAGATCGCCAGCTTGTTGAACTCAAACAGGCGGCCCAGTGTCGCTTTCGCTTTCTTCACCATGTTTTTGGCATCTTCAAACACGATACGCGCCTGGTCGCGGGTTGTGGCCGCCGAATAAACCTCAGCGCCGCCCTCGCCATCTGCACCTGCCATATACAGGCCGACGCCGGAGGAAAGTGTGGATTTCGCATTCTTACGCGCCACCTCGTTGTAAGCGGTGCGGAACCGCCGCACCATAACCGGGCGGCCGCTGCCATCGTTGCGCAGCACCACGTCGCCGGTCTCCTCGTTCACCAGCGGGATCACAAACCCGTAGATATTGATGAGAATGAAAATATGCCAGTCCATCAGGTCGATGGGCTGACCGGCCTGCGCGCCCTTAACATGGGGTATAAATTTGTAGAAATTCAGGATGTGCTGCGCCCTGGGTTCGCTGAAGAAGATCCCACGCGCCTCGCCGTTTTTCAGATCGTCCAGAAAACGCTGGCATGCCAGCCGGACAAACTCACAGGCAATAATCTCCCCCGCCACGACGCGCTCGGCGTAGCGGATACCCTCTGCAACCTTAGCCATTAATCCCTCGCTTTCATGAACTCAGCCAGCGGATCAACCGCATCCGGCGTTTTGGTGCTGACCTTCGACCGACTGGCAGGCGTCATGCCGAACTCGGCCAGCATGGCGCGGAGACGCTTCCAGGCATCTGCCTTCATGATTGCCGCCGGGTGCGCTTTAATCAGCACATCCCCGGTCTGCGTTTCAGTCCGGTACGTATACCCCTCGATCTCCAGCGTGTCGCAGTGGTGCCGGTACTCGGTGTAAGCCTCGACCAGCAGTTCGAGTGCACGGGCGTCCAGCTGAGAAACGACGCCGACGGCATCAAGCTCTTCAGCCATTCGCTTAAACCAGTACTTCGCCTGCTTGTCGAAATGCTTCGGAGTTGGGGGTACCCCTGCCGGGGGTTGCGGCTCGTCTTTATTGATCGGACGTTTTGATGGGTTACCCCTCACCAGACGCAGATGGGTCGGGGTTTTCGGTGGTCCTGACATAATCGAAAACTCCTATTAATCATCGGATGGGGGACCCCATAAAAAAGTTTTCTAACCTGCGGCGATGCAAGAAAGGGTTAGGCGGCGGTCCTTAACAGGCAGGGGCCTGAAGTTTTCACCCGCCCTATCCCCTTGTCCATATGTCAGTGTGACATTCATGATCCCTGATACGGCGTACATGCGTATGTGTGATGCCATAGCGCTTCGCAACATCGACCATTTTCATTCCAGACTTCGCGTCTCGCTCAATGCTCATGATGGTCGCTGGTGCTAACTTTGTGGCCGAGGCGCCCTGTCCTCTCCTGAGGCATACAGCCGTGCCGTGGTTAAGACTATCGGTGGCATTCTCTTTGGGTGTTCCCCATGCGAGATTTGACCTGTTGTTATTTAGCGGGTTGCCATCAAGATGACGAGTGACATGCATGTCCGATGGTTTAACTCCGGCGAATGCAAACAACACCAACTGATGCACTTGCTTTTTAACTTTCGTCGCTCGGCTAAAGCCGGTATTAACATTCACATGCCAGTAGCCATTATGTAGCCGCATTGAGAGCTGCCGAGCCTTGCCTGAGCGAAGCGAGTAAATAAATCCATCATCGCTAGCCTGATACCCTGGGTAGCCGGGGATGTCTTTGAGACAGGCGTGCGGCAGCCCTGAATCATTTAACGACTCAGTCATTTTAATTTACCTATTGATTACTGGCGGTTCAGCCGTTCTTTGGCTGTCTTACGGTAGTGGCAGGAGTAACAAAGAGACTCCAGATTCCGATCTTCATCGGTGCCGCCGTGAGCTTTCGGGGTGATGTGGTCGACCGTTTCCGCTGGGCATGGTCTGCTGTTGCGCAGGCACTGCTGGCAGATGTGTCGATCACGCTTAAGGATGCGGGCACGGATGATGTCCCACTTACTGCCGTAGCCACGCTGATGGCGGCTCAGGCCGCGCTGATGCTGCTGCCACCCTTCGTTACGGTGGGTTTCGCAGTAGCCGGAACGGTCAGTGGTGGTGCCGGAGCACCCGCGCTTACGACAGGCGCGAGGGATAGCTGCAGGCATATTGTTGGCTCCAATAAAAAAGCCCCGCGTGAGCGAGGCTGTGGTTTATTCCCTATAGGGTATATTTTCGATTTATCCCCTGTAGCCATTACGATGGGTCTGCCCATGGTGATAGCAATAGAGAACCACCAGCCCAGTGGCTCACTGTTTTTTTGATGTGGCTGAACACTCCAACCTGACAGCTTCGCTTATGGGAAACTTCCCATACCCACTTAATGTCACGCTGCTAAATTCAAGGTGTAACGAATATGCATTTGCATGCCCTCAAAAGAATTTGGATTCCCTTCCTTTGAGGGCTTCTTTTCCCATTATCAAGCACATCCGCAGATGAGCTTTGGAATGGCTAACAGTCAGCGTCAGGCCGGGCAACAGCACGACAAGCCCACATACAGGCTTCCTGCATTTTAGTGCGGGCAATAGACAGGCTGCGCATAGCGTCATCAATCTCACGTGCCTGCTCAGTGTTCAGCATTGCTGGCCCATGACGGACAGCCAGCAGCTCTCCGCGTTCGGTATCGAGCAGGCTGCAGAAATGGCGGCTTACTCCTTTCAGGCGGTTCATACGCTCAATGTCGCCAGGTGTTAACGTGCGGTACCCCTTTACGGTGCTTCCATCCTGCGGTTTTGCTTCGCTAATATCTTCCTCGTTAGTTAAGGCACTGCTCGCGCACATACGCCTGCAGACCGCTCAGTTGCTTGTTGACGGTTTCGATTCGCTCCCTGAGGGTGAAATAATCCCGTTCAGCGGAGTCAGTAAGTCGGGGGCCGGTGCCATCATCCATGCCGGAGGATGTGGTCGTTCCGTTCGTGGTGCATCTGGCGTTGAGCTGCAGCCGACGCTTGCCAGAAGCAACATCGCGCTCAAGCTGATCGATAGTGGCTTTTGCATCCCGCAGTTCTCCAGTGTATTTGGCATCGAGCGCAGCAACATCACTCTGGCGCACCTGCATATCGGTGATTTTGGCGGTTGCCAGTTTCAGGTTTTGCTCGGCGGCGTCAGCACGCTTCTTCTCATCAAGTGCCTGACCGAGCAGAAGATAAATAATCAGAAAGGATAAAATCAGCTCGATGCCGATTATCAGCCAGGCTTTAGAGGTCATGTTTGCTCTCCGCCAGGCACATGCTGCGCTCCATCTCGCGCCGGTTCTGGAGACCTTTCCATTTCATGCCACCAGCGTAAACCCAGCGGCGCATTTCTTCACACGCCCCGTCGTGATCACCTTTGTTCAGCTTGCGCAGTAGCGTGGACTTCGAGAACGCGTCTGAACCAACGTTAAAGACGAAGCTGTAGAGCGCAGCGCGCTGATATTCGCCCAGCGGCACCTTAACCAGTTTGTCTACCGTACGCTTGGCTGGCTGGAGATCCTTCCATAGCAACTGGTCACATTCGCGGTCGGTATACTTCTTCCCTCTCACGATATCCCGGCCCGTATGGCCATCGCAGACAGTCCATACCCCGGCGACGTCTTTATACGCTTCGTACTTCCGACCTTCTACGCCATCCTGCCCGCCGAGAAACAGGGAGGCGATCAACATTGCACCACCACCAGCAGCGGCGATGAGTTTGTTACGCAGGCTACTGGTCATTGGCATTTAATCATCTCCGACTTTGACTGCAGGCCCGTACTTCTCAAGCGCCTTTACCTGCGCATTTGCCACTTTACGTTTGAAGTACCAGTTAATGAGCCCTGTAACGATGATCCCGGCAATACCAGCCAGTACGCCGATGGCGCTCCATTCGTCAGGGCTCAGTTTTGTGAGGACGCCGTTCAGGATGGTTCCTCCTGAGGTGCCGAGGGCGACTCCGGTGACAAGTTTGCTCATACGGGACATTTCTCTCACCTCGCTGGTTCGCGGGTGTAGTGTGGATAGGGATCAGGCTCTCCGGACGAATTAACGACAAGACGATTGATGGGGGGTTCCGGGAACCTGAAATAAAAAAAGGCCCGCTTTTACGCAGGCCTAAATGAGTTGGAAATTTAAGTAGGTAGGCGTGATACGTCGCCATCATCCAAATAGTAGCTGTGTCGAGCAGCGATACTGGCCGGTCAGGATGTCCGGTTAATGGTTATGGCTTGGTTCACGATTAAATAATAGCACTACTAACGAAGCGCATATAAAAAAGCCTGCTTTACTAGCAGGCGATATTTAACTCAGAAATGGAGAATAAGACAGGTGCCGGGTGCCTCCCGGTGACTCGTTACCAGTTATACGAGCCGCAAGCATATCTGCACTTAGCAGTTAACTGGATTGCCCCGCCGCATAGGGGGATTCACCTGACTCATAACCATAGCAAAAATTTGTCAGAATTCTAAGTGTCGATGCTCAAACAGAAAACTGGGAGAAAGCTCCATTAAGCCATCGAGCGGCACGCTTCTGCACAACGAAGGCAGGCTTCAGAGCATTTCTGACAATGTTCTGCTTCGTGCTTCCCACATTCTTCACCGCATTTCTGACAGACTTCTGCGCAGACCCGGCATAGCGATCTGGCAAATTCACTATCAAAGGTCATAAATTGCGCTGCGAGCCGACAAATATTCGCGCACTGCATATCGAGTCTTATGCACTCACGCATCATATCCACTTGTTCTTCTTTCAGACATGAAGCAGCACAATAATCACAGGCAGCCGCGCATTTGTAGCAGGCTTCGATGCATTCAGCATGGTTAACTGGCATAGTTCGCTCCTTTCAGTCGTAAGCAGAAAACTAAGTCTGGTTACAGGAGTGCGATGATGCCAGTTAATAGGAGCGTTATTCCAAATTCGCCTAAATTCTATTTGCAGGGAACGCATTCGAATAACGACTACCTTCATCAAATTCCGAAACGACTAACGATCTCATGATGGTGTAAGAGGACCTTCCAGAACTTCTGCTTCACCATTATCACAAATGGGATCCCCCTGCGTCAGGTGCCAGATACCGGTTACGGTCTTACCCGTTTCAAGGTCTTCCGTTTCTCCATGGGTATAGTAGGCAACCTGAACTCTGCCATTGTGCTGTATCCAGTAAAAACCTTCTTTCATAGCTTCCCTCCCATTGACTAATGGGAGTGTAGCTATCTGAACTCAGACTGGGGTTAGAAATTCTTAAGTATGCCTGTAGCCAAACTTAGCTCGACCAGTTGAGATTCGTCGGCCGCCTCAGAAATCGAATCGGACATTGAGCCCCCTCTTATTGCCGTGAGTCCTCTCATAACGAGGGGAAACAAAAAAGGCTGCCCGAAGGCAGCCTCTCAAAATGAGTAAACTTCGTAATGACGACGAGTTGTAATCGTTTAAGTCCGTGACGTAGATACCATTCTTAACAGAGTACGATAGTTTTTGCGTACGCGTGAATTGTTTTTGATTGATTTTGAGAATTATCTATAGGATAAAAAATCTGCGACCTTTTAATTTGAATAGAGAAAGACTATGACAGCTGAGATAGCAGTTTATAACAAACTAGCAGTTTCCTTGGCCGCAGACTCTGCCGTAACAATCACTGGCGGTAATGCAGTTAAAATAAATAATGGCGCAGAGAAACTATTTGCCTTAAGTAAGCATCATCCAGTAGGGCTGATGGTTTATGGCGCAGGAACTTTATGCGGTGTTCCTTGGGAAATGATTATCAAAGAATATCGAAGGCAGTTAGGAGAACAATGCTACGATACAGTAGAGCAATACGCAGAAAAATTCTGGAGTTTTTTATGTGACAGTAATCACTTAATCCCTGATGACATCAAAAGCAATCACTTAGAAGAAATTCTTCTCTACCATGTCTTGCCTGGGTTAATGCAGCATATTGAAGATGTGCCGGTAAAAATATTCATTGAACAAAACCAACGCCATCCTAACACGCTCGAAACTTATTTGATTATCGAAGAAACCTGTAAGGAATTTGTTAATAATTTTAATAATAGTGAGTTTTACAAAGGCTTCGATAACAGCGACATAATTAAAGCAAAAGATTTTTCTGACCCTATTGCTAAAGAGGCTTGTGAGTCAATATTGTATCGTGAGCCGGGGCTACAAGTACCCGATAGCCTAGTGGATGCCCTTGCGACAATGTTTTCTCACCTCATCTGTAAAAAATCCCCTTTTGGTAGTAATACTGGCCTTGTCATAGCTGGATATGGCGACAAAGAATACTTCCCAAGCATACTTGCTTATGATGTCATCGGCTTCTTTGGTGATAAATTGAGGTATTCACCTAACTTGGAAAAAAGTACAAGTGGAGGCGAAAGCGGTGTTACCGCTTATGCTCAAGAGGATGAAGTAAGTGCATTCATGACGGGAATAAGTGGAGAACTGCAAGAGTTCATGTTTCCTAAAATAGAGAATGGCACAGATAATATTCTCCGGGAGATAGCGCATAAAATTCAAACGTCATCATTGCCACCTAAAGAAAAGGATTCCCTAATTGACAGCATCTACAACTTTGCAAAAAAGGATTGGGATGCGACCACTAGCGAAATACGAGAATATATAATCAATAACCATGTTGGTAAAGTTGTTGAAATGATTGAATTTCTACCAAAGCAAGACCTTGGCTATATGGCTGAATCCTTAGTGAACCTTACTGCCTTCAAAAGAAAGATCTCAAATGATAGTGAAACTGTTGGAGGTCCTATTGATGTTGCTATAATATCAAAAGGAGATGGTTTTGTATGGGTGAAAAGAAAGCATTATTTTGATAAAGAACTTAATTATCAATACTTTAATAGAAAACAATGAGGTAAATTATGACTACTACGCTTCAATCCAAACTTGAATTAAGAGAATGGCAAAAAAAATTCAACCCTTCTCAATCGGTTAAGGTTGCTACTCCATTAGTCAAACGAACCGCTGGAGAAAAAGCCAGTAGTAAATATTTGCAGCAGAGCTTCTTTAGCCGTTGATCGTAAAGGGGGCCGAAGCCCCCTTTCAACGAATTGTAGAGGCAACACCTTCTACAAATCCCAATGCACTCTGCAAATCTTTTCTTACAGTTCCATCCGAACAACGTCTTTTCTTAGCTATAGTGCGTAATGAAATGCCAATCACGAAATGGGCAATAATTAGCTCATAATCACTAGGTTTCTGTCTTTTTAAGCGAGCTACACAGCTATCGATCATAATACCCTGATCATCGTCGCATTGAAGGCGAGATTTCTTTCCATGTGGTAATAATCCTTTAAACCCAGCAGCTATTGGCTGCCAGTCTACACCACTACTTTCTGCAGCTGCCCAAGCGCCCCAAAGATCCATCACTTCATACATATCACGCATGTTATCTCCACTGTTCATGCTAATACGCCGATTGCCAGCGCACGATCTAAAAAACGAAACAGGAGCGTGAGTTGGTCGCCGTATTTCGCTTCAAATGCCACAGGACCAGCGTGCAACTCGTCGTGATGCTCCCTGCACAGAGGTATCACAAACAGGTCATGCGCTTTGGTACCCATACCACCCTGCCCGTGGCCTATCAGGTGGTGGGGATCGTCTGCCGGGTTGTTGCAGCACATGCACTGCTGCGACTTAACCCAACGGGTGTACTTCTCATTTTCCCAGCGGCGTCGCTTGGGTTTCAGCATGAAAGATCCCGGGGCATCTGGATCAACCTTCACCGCCACTATCTTTTTCGCTTTCTCCTGCAGCAGTTCTACCGCTGGTAACGATGGGGTGATGTCACTTTCACGCATTACAGATTGCATGGGTTCTGGCTGTAGCCTCAGAGCCTTGAGGGCCATCCTTTCCGGGATAACATCTGCCAGGCCGTTCTTCACCAACCACCAGCAGAACTCAGGAAGCGTAAGCACATGGTCTTCACTTAAGCCAAGTTGACCGCTCACGGTCTTCAGCAGCCAGGATACCAGGTTTTTACGGGCAATGCCTGCCAGCCTTTCAGTGGATTGATCACGTAACTGGTTATCACATCCCCAGCACAGGAGAATGCTGCCGGGTTCGTGCCGCATGATGGTGAAGTCTTCCGCGTGCCAGTCGTTATGAGGCCACTGACATTCACGTTTTTTCATCAGCCAGGCATCAAGAACAGACAGGCCACCAGCGCGCTGGATCACCCTGGGGTTTTCGAAAACTGGCTGTAAGCTGGAATCCTCGGCCAGGGGCTGATGGGATTGTGGTAAGGCTCCAGACGGCATATCTGCCAGCTGTTCGCCGGGAATTTCGATAACAACGCGTCCCTGACGGAACAGCCACATCAATTCAGTTCCGGGCCGGAAGAGCACAACCCCGGCAATCGGTGCAATCTCTGGTGTCAGTAAAGCTCTCACGCCATCTGCCCCTTTGCGATATGCTCAGCCCACAGGCCACCGACCCAGCGCACGCCCTTCGCGGTAAATCGCGCCTGGCTGAATGCGTGGTTTGAAGCGACTGATGTTCCTGTTTTAACTTCAAAGCGTCCAGCGTCGATGTGCTGATGCCGCGGCGTCAGCGTTCCGCCGAGACGGTACATAATTTCGTTCTCGATCAGGAAAAGGCGGAACTCAGTCTCTTTGGCTTTAAGCAATTTCGCCACCTGCCGGAATGAGAGTGAGCCGCTGGCGGTGCAGTAGCGATCCACGAATTCGACTTTTGGCGCTGCTGCGGCGAGTTCAAGCGTCAACCTCTCTTTCTGCTCGGCAAGATCAGCAGCAAGCCGCAGCGCCTCTGGTAAGGACTGAGGAAGGCTCACCTGTTGTCCGCTTTCCAGTTCCTGCCAGCGATCAACCAGGCGGGCAGTAAATTCAGGGCACAGCTGCGCAACAATCACATAACTGTCACGCTTATTCACCTGGTAGTGGTGATACTCCTGGCCGTTCTGCGGATGGGTGTACGGCAATGCCGTATACCCCCCAATGACTCCTTTGCTCATCAGTCGCTCAATCGTAATGCACACATCAGGGTGGCGTGATCCGACAAGCGCGGCAATGTCCCGGCTGGACATCGTTATCATCTGGCTGGCCACTGCCGCGTGATGTGTAGTGCAAAGGTTGAATACATTTGTCTGGTTCATGCGTATCTCCACTTATCAGGCGGCTGCACCCGCCAATGGTTCATGTTTGGTGATCGTGATATCCACCTTTCCACCCGGCACCTGAGGCCCCCACTCCACCAGCATGCGTCTTACCTGACAGTCGTCCTCCCAGATGCCAGCATGAGTGAGAGCGTCGAATAGCGCCTTGTTGTAGTTATCTATGTCACGGCGACGAGCATCCGGCGGATAGAGGACGATCTCGACCGCTGCGGCTGCCGCTGATGGTTTAGGCAGGCGGCGAAGCTGTTCAATGATGGCGGCACATGCTGCGCTCTGATATGCCCTGCCTTTAGCGCTGATAAGATGCCGTCCTTTAAGCGGGCCGCTGTTCGGCGCGCGCCAGTACGTGTTAACACTGGGTGGAAAAGGAAGGATCAGCTTCATGGTTTAACCCCACGCTCTTCCAGCCAGGCGACGGCGCTTTCTCTGGCACCCTGTTCACCATTAACAAGCGCCCTGATGATCGATGCAGCATCCATATCGCATTCAGATTTGAGGACGGTTATTCCCCGGGCAGCGCCAGGCGCAACGGAGATGTAGCCCTTCTTCTGAAGTGATTTCACATGCCCCGCAGCGGTGTTTCCTGAAGAGCAGCCAATCAACCCGGTAAGCTCTGATATCGTTGGCGGAAACCCTGTTCGCTCTTTGTAGAGGTTGATGGCATCCAGCACTTCACTCTGACGTGGTGTTAATCCGATCATGACTCCACTCCATAGCGCCCGTTCAGGCGACCAATTTCACTGTTAAACTTCACCAGGGTTACGCCCATCGGCTTCACCAGTTCGTGATACTTCTTCAGGATCGGCGGAACAGCACTGTTCCAGCTTGGTTTGGGCTTTTGTTTCAGCACTTCCCGAATCTCCCGAACGCATCGACGTGCAACATCGCGTACTGCATTCTCCTGCTCGGCTGAAAGTTTCATGCGGCGCGTTCCTCCGGTTTGCTAATCGACGCCACCCAACCAGGCAAAAGCTCAATATCAGATGATTCGGCCTGATTTCCCCAGTGGTGCCAGCCAGATGCGCCGCAACGACTGAAAAGCTCAATGCGTGGAACGTCACCGTAAAGCTTCTCCAGACGGAAGCGGGCCTCCTCCGGTTTCGCGCTATGCTCACCCAGTGGGCTGTAGATAACCTGCTTAACGCTCGCGTTGAGTCGTTCCAGACCCTTACCACGGGTGGCGATTAGAAGATCCTCGGTATTGGCGCGGGTGTAATTGCCGCCGTTCATCTTCGTCTGACCGTTCAGCAGATCGAGGAAGTCGTAAAAGTCCTCAATATTGCCGGATGCCAGTGCTTTGTTGATGTGCTGTTCTGCCAGAGGGTTGAACTTAACCCAGGTGAACCCCTTCATGGTTCGGACTTTAAAGCCCCAAGCCTCAGCCAGTTCGATAGCCTCGCGGGTATGGGTGCCCGTGAACCACATAGCCAGAACAGCATCTTCAGCAGCCAGCTCCCAGACAGGCAGGCGCTTCATGTCGATCAGCTTCATGGTCCCGTAGTGGTTAGTCGCTGCACCATTGCTGATTGTGTTCCCGTATTCCCAGGCTGGATCGGCATAAATCAGTGAATATTTCATCAGTGGCCACCATTGAACTGACCAGCCAGGAACCACTGGCCCTCTGGCTTTAAGGTTGATTTGGCCTGACGCAGACAGCGCTGGCGCTCTTTCAGACAACGCTCACGCTCGTTGATCACATCCGAACGCTGGAATGCCTCAAACCACATTGACGCTGCCCGGCGGTACAGACCCTTTTCCTGCAGAGCTTTGGCGTTCTTGATCAAATCGGCGGCCCCGGTGTCTACGCGCTGAATGGGCTGGCCACATCCAGCTGATGCATTCACTGCGTAGTAGCGGTACTGAGAACCAACCAGTTCACGGGTGGTGAAGTTAAAATCATGCAACCGGCAGACAGTGCGCTGAACAGAGTCGATGCTGTAATCTGCGAAAGCGTCTGCAATCTCACGACTGGTTAAGCCGGGGTTATCGGCAATAAACATTTCGAGTGTTTTCATCAGGCTCATGATTTGTACCCCCGGAATCCATGTGGAATCGCGCTGTAATCAGTGTTTTGGTAACTTGCCTTGAACATCGGATCTTCGCGAGCCCATGAGCCATTAATTCGCTTCGGTCGGCCAGCGTTGTCCCAGCTATTCGCCGACTTCAGGTAGCCTGGGAACTTGGACGGCTGGAATAGCGTCTGTGGGCGGAGATAGTCGGACATTTTCAGGTCGTCGCTCCACTTGGCGTTGCAGTAGTCCACCACCAGCGACAGCTCTTCCACGGTGAACCCTTCGCCAATACGGGCACGGATGTTCTGCAGCGAGGTGGTTGAAACCTGATAACGGGAGTTGGTGACCTGGTTCAGGTGAACCAAAACCTCTTTCGCCTGATCGGTGATCAAAACATCACGGTCGGGTTGCGACGCAACCGGACAAGAAGGGGTTTTATTCTCTGTAGTACTCTCTGTTGTATTCTCTGTAAGAACATCAGTGCAATTTGACCTGATGACAGCGGTTCGTTTTGACCCGATGGAGCGTTTCACAATGACCTGTTCCATCGGTTCATTTTGACCTGATGGACGAGCGCAATTTGAACTCCTGGATTTAGTCACTTTGACTTCATCTAAAAGCTCGCTTTCGTAGTTGATCGTGTAGTAGTTCGTCATGTCGCGCTGGGACTTGTTCAGCTGCTCAATTTTGAGCACGCCGAGAGTCTTCAGGCGGGTGAAGGTGCGCTTCAGGGTTGACTCAGACCAGAACGGGAACTGCTCCAGCCACTGCTCGTTGGTGTTATAGATCCAGCGCACGCCGTCGCGCTCCAGGCCGGAGTTTGTCTCTTTCAGCCAGTAGTTCACCTGCTGCAACGCAATCGCCTCATTGAGGCCAATGCTGTACGCAAGGTCAGGGTTTATCACTATTGGCCGGGATGGCATTAACAGGCTCATGGCAGTCCTTTAACTCTGTAAATTTGCGCTGGAATTGCTCAAGAGGGCTGAAGCACTCATGATCGTACCCGTCGCGCAGGTATATAACGCGTCGACTCTCTGGCTCCCACCGGATAACCCGAACCGGGACGCCGTAGTGGTCTCTGAACCTGCGATCAAGCTCTGGCATAAGACCTCCGCTCTACGACGCCATACCCCCACGATTGCCAATGCCCGACTGTGGTTACACGGAACCCAGCGGCCTGATACCATGCGCTCATACCGAAACAACGAGGCCCCATGCACTGGAACGCCACGTAGTTGCGGCAGACGGTGATTTACCGTTAAACTGTTCATGCGTTAGTTTCTCCACTGATACGACACGCCACGGCGCCCGGAGCTGCACACTCGCGGGCGTCACTCTTTTCTGGTGCACAAAACACACGGAAAAGCAGCGTTAAATGTTCCTGCCACTTAGCCATCACCTGATAGCTGTTCTCTTCGATTTGAGCGCGTTCAGCATCGTCAATAACACCGTCAGCCGTTGCTTTACGCAGATACTGTGAGTGCTTGCCGATCCACTCTACTGACTCCATCAGACGCTGATTGATGTCCCCGTTCTCCACCTCTTCAACATCAGCCAGCGGCACGAAGACGCCGTTTGAATGCCGAGCGATCGCGTCAGCAATGTACGTAGAACCACCAGCGCGTTGCAGAACCATGGCCCATCCCAGCGGGAAGATCTGATCGCCATCAGTGCGAAGGCGGTTAAACAAAGCGTTTTCAGTTACCCCTAACCACTCAGCTGCTTCGGCATATCCGCCAGGCAGTTCAGTAATCGTTTTTTTGATAGCACCCACCAGCCAGGCCGGTTGCTTATCAACTTTCCATTCTGGTTCTATACCCACGGCTTACCCCTTATCTCTGTGGTTACTGCTAAGCAGCTTTTTGGTTACGCTTTTGGTAAAGCGATGCGTCGAACTTAAGCTTCCCCTTAGTTCGTGCCGCTGCCTCGGCTGCACGTCCTTTCGGGATTAACTGACCAGGGCGAGCGCGCCACTGGTAAAAAGCCTCTGGGGAAACTCCAAAAAATTCTGCAGCCTTGTTTGGTGAGCCGAAATACTGCTCAAGTTCAGTCGTAGTCATGATGTCCTCCTAAGAATATTTAGATAGTATTACCTAACCTTTTTTAGGTCAATAAAAACTAAGATTACTTAGGTTATAATTTCTAAGGATCTGAACTGTGGGAACACTTGGCACGCGTTTAAAGGAGTTAAGGAAGCAGAGGAAGCTAACTCAAGGCCAGCTAGGAAAGGCTGTAGGGGTTTCAGATGTAACCATTGGCTATTGGGAAAGAGATTTTAATGTTCCTGGCGGGAAGTCACTAGCAAACCTAGCTCGATACCTGGGGGTTAGTGAAGGCTTCCTTTTGTACGGCAGAGAAGACGAATCTAACGTAAGCGCTGCGCCAGTTGCAGCGCAGCAGATTCCGATAATTAGCTACGTTCAAGCCGGTGCCTGGACACCTGAATGTGACGCCAGAAACCTTGAAGGAACGGTGGACTATATTTTGACTTCAGAGCTTCACTCACATTCAACTTTTGCCTTGAAGGTAAAAGGAAAATCTATGGAGCCTGAATTTGTCGAGGGTGATGTCATCATTGTGGATCCAGAGCTACACCCAGGCCCCGGTGATTACGTTGTCGCCAAAAATGGTGGTGATGAGGCGACATTCAAGAAATACCGTGCTCGTGGTATCAGTGAATATGGCGAAGAGATATTCGAGCTCGTCCCTTTGAACGACGATTACGCCATTCGCAATTCTGCACACGAAAAAATTCATATCGTTGGTGTGGTTGTTGAGCATCGACGAGTGATGCGCCGCAAGTAGATCCCCCTCCCTTTCAGAAAATCTAAATTACTTTAGGTTTTCTGCTTGACCTTCATTCTAAGTTATTTTAGATTTTAGTCATCGAAACAAAAATGCAGTACGGCATATGGCACATGATGGGAGTGGTGATGAGCACAAGCGCAAACAGAAAAACGATTACTCTCCCACATGGAATCAAGTTCAGTCCTGTTTATAGCAAGTGCCCTAAGTGCGGTTGTGATTTAGAGAAGTGGCATGATTCCTTTGTAGATCAGGTATGCGCCAATCAAGCAAAGAATCGTACCGGTGATACTGAATGCGCGCTTGAAGCCAGTGCCAAGAAATCTCTGGCCCATAGCCTCTTCAACAACTGTGTATCGTGGATGGTTTTTCCATTCACCACAGCAAAAAAATACGCCGCCAAGAGAAATAAGAAGCGCGGAGTTGGTAGGAAGTTTTGGTAGTAGTCCGCCAGCAGTAGAGAGGAATACGACCGTGCAAATGACGATCACCACCTTGTACCAAACATCCAACTGAAGATTGGATAACGGATTGCTCATGATTTTCAAATTCTTGGTTGTGTGAGAACTCCAAGAATACCACCGAGCCTGATGTGGTGAAAAGACAGGCACTTTTGCAGTACGGCATATGGCACATGTGTCGCAGCGGTCCGGCAGGGTTCCTCTAAGCTACTTTCCATGCCGGGTAGCCGGAATGTGCAAGCCAGGCACGAACGACAGTCAGAGACGTTTCACCAGCGTGGCGGTTAGGTGTGACACCTCGGAAGAGACGAGGCCATAACAGGCAAGAGCATTGAGTCGATAATCGTGAAGAGTCGGCGCGCCTGGTAAGCGGGTGCTCTTTCCGTTGTGGTGAACGCAGGCACCGATGTGCTGGGACACAAGTGGAGTAACAACGAAACGATGTCGGCGAGTTCCCGGCCACCACAACCAAATCACGTAGCCAGCGTGGTAACCCGTAGTAACGAAAGCTGTGTGTAGTCTTGGCGGTCGGTAGTTGTGAATGTCCTTAATGCCGACCGCCCATTTTCACAGCTGAAAGCGCATTCCTTAATCCATCAGTTATGGGTGACAGGTGTGAAAAGTTGGAGTGCGCTTCCAGCTGTGTGGAGAACTAACCGGCGATGGCAGTCGCCCGCTTCATTAAGCGCCCTACCCTGGGTGCTTATTAAAGCGAACCCAAATAATTTTCGCCGTAAGGCGCGGGATTCGTGCAACCAAAATTCAGCGGATATTTCCACTGGAGGACTGATGAACCACCTCGAATTTATTGAGAAAAACGTTAAGGAACTGCTGATTAAACAAGGCTTTTCCTCTTCGGTGGCTCAGGGGGGGGGCATGGCAAGCGATTGATTTATATAAGCGTATGTCGCAAGCCAGCAAGAAAGGAGCAATTTTCGATGATGTGATGCGGCATGCGAAAGCCTGGGCAGACAAACAGGTAACAAAAGCTGAAATCACTAAACGAAAACGCACCTCCCCAAAAGACCAAGGCGGCCTCTTTTAAGTTGTAAGGCCAAAAAATCAGCGTCGTGCAGGACGCTTATATAACGGAGAAACTAACCATGACGAACGCACAGACCGTCACCGAGTTACAACCACGCATGACCAGAGAGCAGTTGATCGACGCGGCCCGCAAAGCGGCCTCTCTCCTTCCCCCGGCTTATCGCGGGATCATGACCGAACTGGCTAACCGTCTGGACTATACCAGCGTTGCTCTTTGTGAAGCCATGTCACAGCGCAAAGAGCTGGCCACGCAGAACGCTACTCTTCGTGAAGACGTAACCAGCTGGGCCAAAGAGTGTGACCGCATCGAAGAACGCCACACCAAAACGCCCACCAATATGCATTTGCTGGAAGCGCAGCGTGAATTACGTGAACTGCCTGTTGTGGTCGTTTGCCTCCATAATGAGGTGGCTCTCTGATGGCTAACTCATTCAAGCAGATGTCCCGCGACGGGACTATCAAGCGCACTGATACCGGGATGTTCATCAGTCTTGACGATATCCACGTTCGCGCAGGTTTCAACAAGCGTCACGACGACGATGAACGCACCATCCAGGCAGACGACGAACTGTTCACCTACCTGATGAACGGTGGTTCTGTTCCTCCGCTTGAAGTTATCGCACGGGATGAAGGTGGTGTCTGGGTCGTTGAAGGCCATCGCCGTCGCCGCTGCTATGAGCGCTGCCGTGCAGCCGGTAAGCCGGTAGACCGCATTCATATCATGCCGTTTAACGGCAGCGATGTGCAGCGCCTGGCGAGGATCATGACCAGCAATAACCAGTTGCCCCTTTCCGATATTGAGCAGGCTGCGGTTATTCAGGAGCTACACAACGCCTTCAACCAGACCACCAGCGAGATTGCGAAGCTGGTCAATAAGTCAGTCGGGACCGTTGAAAAGTTACTGACGCTCAGCACCGCGAATTATGACGTTCAACAGGAAGTTAAATCCGGGGCCGTCTCCGTCGATGTTGCTGTTGATCGCGTTAAAGAGTACGGCGAAAAGGCTGGCGAGGTGCTGCAGCACGATAAAGCAGTTGCGGCCGCCCAGGGTAAAACGAAAGTTACCCGCAGCGCTATCGCCCCAGAACTCAGCATCAAGAACGCGCGTCGTTTCGTGGAACTCATGGCCCAGGCTGAGATCAGTGACGAAGGGGTGTTCACCATCCAGGGTGCTGCGCTGGCTGAAGCTCTGTCCATTATCGACGAACACAAAGCGATTGCTGAAGCGCGTGAAACCTATCGCCTGTCTCAGCCAATCCCTTCGGCTGAGGTGCGCGGGAAAATCCTTTACGTGTCACTCGATGGCGAAGAGATCGGGTCGGCCCCTATCTATCGCGGCAAGAACGTGAGCCTCAATGGTGTCGTTACCAGCCAGTCAAAGGCAGTGGCCCACTTCGTTAAGCAGCACAAACTTCAGCAGGAAGCGAATCATGACAACCAATAAACCAATGACCGGCGAGCAACTGGATGAATTGATGTCCGTTGCGGTTCGTATGCAGCGCGATACTGAAGCTGATCGTAACTTCCCCTCTGCAAACTTCGCTTATGCAGTTCAAGTGGCTGTTCTGGAACTTCGCGGTACTCGTGCTGTTGCTTCAGCGCTAGCTGCTGAGAATGCGGCGCTGAAAAATTTCATCACCAGCGATTGCCATGTCGCTCACGTCGAGCCGGAAACGTTCTATGAGGATGAAGTGACGCGTTACGTCAGTGCTGACGGATACGAGCCAGAAACCCCAGCCACCGACGCCTTCCTGGCTGAAGTGCGGGCGCAGGGGGCAGAGGGTCTCATCGATTTCTGCGGTGAAGAAAACTCTGTGTTTGTTGAGTCAAAAGCTTATTACCGCTCGCTGTCAGATGCAGTTGCAGAGTACGCCGACCAACTTCGCCAGGGAGCATCCCAATGAGCAAATCACTAAACGCGCGCTGCATTCGCAGATGGGAAGTTGAGTTCAAAGGCCTTTGTGATTCGAAGGTGAGTCCGTGGTGGCATAAGCGCGATCTGCGCGGCTATATCCGCGAGTGCGCCCTGACAACTGCTGACTGCATGGTGGAAAACCTGGCCTACAACAACGCAATGCATGATTTTTTCTCCGAAAACGGAGATGACAACGGCTGGTCTCCTGAGTTTTCGGGCTGGTACGACAGCAGGCGTCGAGAGCAGTACAGGAAAGAGGCTCTGAACTACCTCAATGAGGAAGCTACCAACGACGAAATCGACGAAGAGATTCAGAACGAACTGGAGGCGTGGAATGACTGAGTTCACCAAAGACCCATCCACTCACCCTGCGCGCGGCCCGCTCACGGAAGAGCGCCTGATCCGCGTTCGTGACTGGCTCCAGTCCTCACTTGCGTATTCAGAGGGCAGTAATCGGGATTACATGATGGCTGATTCGGCGAAAGCTATCGACGAGTTGCTGGCGCTGCGGAAGGCGGGGAAGGAGCCGGTGGCTGATGTTGTCGCCTGGCATCATCCGACTGAAGAGCGTACCTGCGATATCCGCTTGCGGCGCCATGACCTTGCGCCGGGGCCGCTCTACGCAGCCCCACAGTTACCGCAGCCAGCGGTGATGACGCCTGATTACTCGCAGTTTCTTAGCGATGTTATGACGGCAGCTGGTCTTTTATCGCACGGAAAGCGTGACAAGGCTTTGGCTACTAGTCTGTCAGAATTTTGTGTTGCCGAAAGAATGCGTATGGATGCACCCTGCCGGGCCGCCCCGCTTCAGGGTGCCGAACCTGTAAGCCAGCCTTACACGTTGCGCGATGGGTGGGTGGCTGTGCCGGTTGAACCGACAGAGGACATGATCATCGCCGGTTTTGAAGCAGAGCTACGCGAAGAGTTCCGCGACCCAGAAGCCTGGGAAGCATTCGAGGCTATGAGTGGCTGCGAGCAGGCGGCGCTTCGGGCCAAGTGGTGCTGGGCAGCGATGATTGCAGCAGCTCCGCAGCAGGAGGCCGAATGAGCTACGTCTTCCTGATTATGGTTATCACCAGCCAGAGCATGAACATGCAGATCGAGCCGATGGAGAACATGGCTCAGTGCCAGGCGGCCATAAATGCACTGGCCATTGCAGACAGGGAACGCTCCTGGAACGAGATATCTTCGCGTATCAACAACATCAAGTGCGTAGAGGTGAAGTGATGGAAAACTCCTTCAAGAAACGCATTCAGAGGCTGGAAGTTGAGCACGGCAAGACAGTTACCACTGAGGTTGAGCTTGTTTCTTACGTGAAAGAGAGAAGCAGTGGCACATCTGAAGCCCGTTACTACGTCAAGCACAGCAATCAGCAAACCGTGCTGGAGCAAAGCCTGGCAATCAGCCGGGATGCATTCGGTAACTATGATGCCTGCATCGTGATAACTGACTTTCCGGCGCAAAAAACACCAGAGGAAGCCGCTCTGAAATTGGCTGATTGGTTGAAGCGCTTGGGTGAGTCCATCGAAGCGAACTTCAAAAGGCCAGAGGCGGATGATGCCCAGTAAACTTAAACAGCGGCGTACGCGCCGCCTTAAAGCCGATGTCGCATGGTGGCGCGCAGAAGCCACCGATCTACACGCCCGCGTCATGGAGCAGGCCGACGAGTTAGCAGAACTCCGCCGCACGGTGATCAGGGTGCCGATGCCGGTGATGGTTCCTAAGGAGATGATCCACCAGCTATATAGAACTGAAACAAAACGATGCCGTACCTGCAATGATGGGCTCCGAGGCGGATGCTCATCGTGCGCATTTTATAAATCGTAACCGGGTGCAGCCGGTTTAGTGGAGAAAATACTATGAGCGGACAAAGCCAACGTTTTCTTACTCCTGATGACCTCTACCAGCTTACTGGTTATCGTCGCCCTTCCCTTCAGTGCAAGGCACTGAAAGAGAGCGGTGTATTTTTTGTTCCCCGTAAGGATGGAAGACCAGGTACCACCTGGGATCATGTTTCCAACCCTGCAGGGCTTAGGCTGGTAGTAAGCAATCCTGAGGAAGAAGAACCAAACTTCAAGGACATGTGCTAATGCCCAGAGCTCGTAAAAACCCAGAAGATAACTGGATGCCGCCCCGCGTTCGCCGGGGCAAGTCTGCCTATGAATTTCGTACACCAGAAGGCGGAACAGTCAGGCTGTGCAATGCCGATTTGACCAAAGCGCAGGTCTGGTCGGCTTATGAAAATTTTATAAATGACACCAAGGTGCGCACTAATTTTAATGCTCTGTGTGAGGAGTTCTTTAATTCCGGGGATTTCCACGAGTTGGCAACTGAGACTCGTAAGGACTACAGAAAATACGGCGCAAAGGTGAATGTTGTGTTTGGCAAGATGAAACCAGACAACATCAAGCCAGAGCATATCCGTAAGTATATGGACAAGCGAGGCGTAAAAAGCCGTGTCCAGGCGAACCGGGAAAAAGCTTTTATTTCTCGTGTATTCAGGTGGGCATATGAACGAGGAAAAGTGAAGATGAATCCTTGCCAGGGGGTGAAGCAGTTTAAGGAAAAAGCCAGAACTCGTTATGTCACTGACAGGGAGTACGAGGCTCTATTAAGCGTTGCTCACACCCCAGTGAAAGTGGCTATGGAACTTGCTTATTTATGCTGCGCCAGGCAGGGAGATATCCTGGACCTGAAGAAAAGCCAGATCCTCCGTGAAGGAATCATGATCCAGCAGAGCAAAACTGCAGTCCACCAAATTAAAGCATGGACAGAACGCCTTGATAAAGCAGTCAGGCTTGCTGAATCTCTCCCCCTAAATCCCGGCATGGTGAGTATTTTCCTGCTCCACCAGCCGTCTGGATTGAGGTATACGAGAGATGCGTTCAATGCACAGTGGACTAAAGCTAAAGCACTTGCAGCTGAAAAATTCCCGGAGCTTGATTTCAAATTTACTTTCCACGATTTGAAAGCGAAAGGGATATCAGATCTGGAAGGAACGCTGAATGAAAAACAGGGAATTGCTGGACATAAAAATGCGTCACAGACTGCACGCTATGACAGAAAAATACCTATCGTTCCGGTAGTCGGGGGGCAGTAA